ATATGGGATGGGATTAAATCTACATTCTCATTTATTACATCACTCTTTGAGTTTGATGAGGACACTAGTTTATTTGGACGATTGATAGACATAGTCTATATGCCACTCAACATGGCAATCAATTTTATAAAAGGAGTGTTTGGATGGGGCGACCCTGATGAACCTTTTAAACTTTCAGAGTTCTTATGGAACATAGTAACAGGTGTATGGGATTGGATTAAGGGTATCTTTGGATTTGCAAAAGAAGGAATGGAAGAGAGTGGTGGTCTCATGTCATGGTTAGGTGGTATCGCTGGACGTGTATGGGATTGGATTAAGAGTAAGTTTGGATTCGCAAGAGAAAAGATGATTGAGAATTCAGAAGGATTTATGTCATGGTTAAGTGGTATTGGTTCACGTGCATGGGATTGGATTAAGAGTAAGTTCGGTTTTGATAAAGAGAAGATGCAGGCAAATGCCGAGAAAATGAATGAAATGGTTCAGGCTGCATGGAACAAAGTTCAAGAGTGGTGGGGAAGTATGACCGACAAACTCAAAAATGCATGGAGTGACACTAAAGAATGGTTCGGTGACAAGTGGGAAGGTGTAAAAGAATGGGGTTCAGACTTAATAGATGGAAAAGAAAAAGGTGGCCCAGTATCTGCAAACACACCTTACATGGTTGGTGAAGCAGGCCCTGAAGTGTTTCAACCGTCTACAGGTGGACGAATTATTCCAAACGATTCATTAGGATTTACATCTGCATCGAATGTTGCAGCTGCATTAGCAGATATGATAAGTGTGAGAGATTCTAATGCAAGTGGTGGTGGGACTAATGCAGTTTCCCAAGTGTTGAGTATGGATAATACAAGTAATCAATCTTATAATTTTACATCAGGAAATAAGACTACAAGTAATGACGATGCTATACTACAAAAAACTGCAATGATTCAGTATAGTTAATTACCATCCCAATTCAAATCAGTTAATTCACGTTGTTTATCTTTAAAGTCCTTGCGACTATATTTGGTCTTGTCTCTGTGAACTTGAGTTTTACCATGCTCAGGGGTTTCCTTTCTAACTTTAACATCAACCTTTTTACCAAAGATTTTATCAAAGTTATCCCTATAAGCTTCTTCGTTTGAATTCCGTCTCTTAGAACCTTTGCCGCCGTGCCAGTTAGACATGATTAAATCCTTCTGTAACCTTTCTGTTCTGCTCTCTTAGCGTCTAGTTTCTTTCTACGTTTGATTTGTTGATTTCTTTCGTTACGTTTTTCGTTAGGTTTAACGTAATATTCCCTAGAACGAACTTCCTGTACTATTCCTGCACGATCACAGGCTTTCTTGAATCTACGTAACATCCTGTCGAAGGGCTCAACATTTTTTGATTTCGGATGTTTTTTTGGACTTACACTTGGCATAGTTATATTATATAAAAAAAGTTCCTACTTTGTCTAGGTAGTTTTTAAAAAAAGTGTGTATTCGCCCCTCGCCTTACAGCAACCCGCTATACACCGATGAATCCGCTGTTACACCATTCACCTTTCCCTTACTGAGTACCCCCATTTTTATCCACGGTCTCAGTGAGTATGGAAGACTATCACGGACACTCATAATATTATCTTCCATCCCCTAAGTCAAGACTTACGATTCAGTCGCAAGTCTCTTGAAGTAATCCATCGCATCATCACCTTCTTCGACACTATTAGTTGAAGTTGAATCTGCTGATGAGATTACAGGTTCATCTGCAGTACCTTCTGTGTTAACATTAGACCAAGGCACTTCGTCAAGGTCTTCTGCAACTGATTCTGCAGTTGATGTCGTGGTTACTCCACCTGAGAGACCCAACACTCTGTCAAGTTTCTCTTTGAGTTCATCATAAGTTTTGAACTCATTAGGTGCAATAATCTCAGACAATGAATTAACTGAAGTATATATGTCGTTCAGTTGATTTTCATCATCAAAAAGTGGTGCAGGTGTCTCGAACTCTGACTTATCATAGTTCCAGTAACCATCTACTTTTCTGATTTTGATTTTGAAGTTTGCACCTTCTCCTCTCAAGTCAAAAGGATTGATTGCAGCCTCGTCCTCAAATGCAGGACTGATTGCCTCTTTCAACTGTTCAAAGATTTTTTTACCATAACGATAAAGGAAGACTTTACCTTCGTTGTCAGGATTTTTAGGGTCTGAAACAACATAGATGTTAGACACATAGTGTAAACGTCTTTTCTGTTTACGTGCCAGTTCTTTGTTTGCTTCGATTCCAGTGTTCCACAACTGAGTGTTGTATTCACTGACAGGGTCTTGTTTACCAAGAGTCGTTAAAGACTTCTCGATATACCATCCACCTGGCCCTTGAAATCCGTGATCCCAGTATGAGACCCAAGGCATTTCTTCTCCTTCAGGGGTAGGTAAGAAACGAATGATTGCGAAACCATTACCTGATTTATCAAGTTCAGGTTTCCAAAATCTATCGTCGGAATAGGACTTTTTTTCTCCGCCTGATTGGGGAGTAGCGGATTCCATAGCCGCTCTGAGTTTTTCTAAAGATGACATTGTATTCTCCTATTGTATTAGCATTGTATTGCATCTTATCTATTATATTAAGACTAAAGATCAAACCCTTGACCTAAAGTCCACGTATCACTACTTTCATAGTAATTAAGTTTATTATACTCTACCAGTTCTAACTTGTCTAGGGGGTTTTTGAAATAAACCTTAGATTCGTTATACTCCTTTAAGAGTGCAATAAACTGAGAACGTTGTGCATCAAACACTCTATCCTCTAGTGTATATTTAGTCTGATAAAATTCCTGACCTTCATATACATTCGACACATCACCATATTGTAATGCATCAAAACCTAACAGTGTAATCTCTTCTCTTCCCTGTTCCATTGCATATCCTAATGCACTCATTCCAGTGAAAAGGTTCTTGAGATTTAAAAAATTATATATAACTATGTTATCCTGATAACTGCTGCTATAGCCCAATAAATCAGTTTCGTATTCATTCCCCATAACCACAAATCTGTCGTGTTCGATTTCGTCGACGTGGTCGTTTATTTTCTGTTGTCCTACACCCAGTCCTAACTTCAATCCATGGAAGTATTCAATCTCTAATGGTTCCCATCCTCCGACTGCGACTTTGTGTTCTTTATAGTATTGTTTAGTAAATATGTCTACCTGTTGAGGAATGTCCATACAGAACAATATATCAGGTATCGAATCTTTAAAGATTTGATTACAACCCCACCATTCTTCCAGTGAGTCTAAATCATATTTTAACCTACTAGGGCCATTACCAACTATTGTGAGCATAATTCAATTAGTTTCCTCTTGTACTTATCGTGATCGAATTGTACAAATGATCTATACTTATTAATCTTAATTGATATTTCAGGATAGACAACGGTCTCTGATATAAGTCTGTCCCAGTCTTTTGTGAATTCAATAATCTCATCCATAATACAAAGTGTCTCTAAACTTATTTCCTTTCGCATGTATGCTTTAAGTAAACGAGGATGTTGACCGTTTGTAACTTTCAGTAGTGTATCTATTTTAAACTTTCTCAATTGATCTGACACTTCAGTTTCAAATAGGTAGAAGAGTTTTTGATTTCTTTTCTTCCAGTCCTTATACACTCTATCTGCATCTTCACTTAGAAGATCACCTGCCCATTGATCTTTAATGGACAAGTTTGCAATATAAAAATCTTGCAGTTCGTTCTTATACGTTTTAAACAATTTACCAAAGTGGTATTTGTCTTTACGTTTGAGAAAGGATTTGATGTCGGCTTTTACTTTACCGTTATACTTAATAAAGTTGTATTCCTTGTTGATGAAGTGTAACTTAATCCCAAGGTACAACGTGTATGCATCATATCCTTCTCGACTCGTCATTACGTAACGATCTTAGACTCTGCCTTGACGATTGAACCAGTTGCAGTTGCATGTGCATCTGACACTTTATCATTTGATTTTGCAATAAACACATACGACCCAAAAGTCATACTGTCAGGATTCTCTTCTCCTGTTACTGCAACACCACGTGCAAATCCCATACCACCATCTGCAGCCTGAACTACCATTCGTGGTTTATTAAGTGTCAGGGGTTCAAGTGTCTCAAGTACACCTACGTACTCTCCACTTGTTGCGACGACACTTACTACATCACCTTTTTCCATAATATACTCCTAATTATTAAAGAATGAAGTAATGGTTCCTGTTGAACCTTTACCTCTGTTAATTAATTTTAAACCTTGTGCTTCTGCTTCCAACTTCTCTTTGAGGGGGTCAGATAGTAATCTCTTAGTACCCTCAGGTTCGATGTTATTCATTTCACATACTTTAACGATTGCATCCATAACACCTGCTTTACCACCTCTAATAAGTTTTTCCACTTGTTCAGTAAATTCCTTTTTACTAATCATTCTAATGGTGCTCCTTGAACTTCACCATCGTAATCAAAGTTCTCTATCCAATCCATCATGACTCGATAGTATGCATAGTATGTTTGACTATGACCATTCATGTCTAGACCCATTCCACCTTTGTCATGAGGTGTTTCTAAGTAATTAATCAGTGTTTCACACTCTTGTAAGTGTTCTTCAGTTAAATCTTCTTCACTTTCAATTTCAAGATACTCTAACATGTGGTTATAAGCACCATCGTATGCTTCTTGGTGAATCCAATCATCACCTTTCCAAATAATCTTACTCCAATTCCAATCTTGTTTTAGAGTAAACTTTTCTTCATCATAAAAATCTGCCATTCTATACTCCGTATAAATTTTCATATTGTTTACGTAGTTGAAGTACATCATCTACATAATCAATAGGATTACAAAAAAACATTTGAAAGTTACCATCAGGTAAACAGACTAATGCCATACATTCTTCAATGGGAACTCCTGTAAGTTCCTCAACCATCAGAGAGTATGCAGTCATTTGAACAAACCAAGGTTTTGCATATTCTTCTTTCTTATACTTCTCTGATGTTTTGAAATCGATTACTGATAGTGTTCCCTCAAACATTCCTATGCAGTCAACACGTCCTGCCATCTTTAGGTGTGATGAGTATAGTGGTGCTTCAAGTGCAAGTGGAACGATACCATCTAACACTGGTTTAACACCTTTGAACATTGCCTCTTCTAAGACATTCTTAAACTCAATGAAAGGTTTTTCCTTTCTTAAATAGTCTTCGATGTGTTGGTGAATACGTGTTCCACGTGATGTTGCTTTCTTCGATACACGATTCGCCTCATCTTCTCCTACTCGTTCTCTCCATAACCTGATTTGATCTCTAGTTAAAAGACTGGTGACAGTTGTGACACTAGGATATTTGTTTCCCTGAGTGTCGACATAAAATCGTTTACCATCTACCTGTTCTGTTTTAAGGTCTAATCTTTCTAAGTCAGTTATCTCAAGTGTTGATGTTCTAATTTCCATAATTTATTATACTACTTTTTTGACTGCAAGTCTACATGCTTTTTGACAGTCGCAAGTGTCTTTTCTCTTTTGATGTCTTTCGTTCCATGTTCTGCATGAACGTTAGAGCCTGGATGTGCATCACCCACTTTGGATAACACTTCTTTGAACCCATCATCAACTTTGAAGTTGGTTGCAACACCACCCACAATATTTGCAGATGTTACTTGTTGTCTTAGATGGGGATTGGTTTCTTTGAATTCGTCTAATGCTTTGTAAGACATTATGTGTTCTTCTATCTCACCAGTATCATTATTTTTAAACACATACGTTGGCATATCACATACTCATAAATTGGGGGACTTCTCTTTTAGTCCATTTTGCAAAGTCTTTCTTGTAGACTGCATAGTATTTATGGTATGCAGAAAGAGAGTCATTTTCTACTTTGACATCATCAGGCATACACTGAGGTGGTTCTTTCCATTCACCTAGTGTAATGTTTTGAGGTGGATAGTATAGAATCTCTCTGAGTTTAGAATCGGTCAGATGTTTTTTACCATATCTATGAGTGTACTCATTACACAATGAAACAAACATGTGATATGCATACATGTACTGTTGTTTGTTTGCACGTACCCATTGAGTGGATGGATGATTGATGTGAGAAGCCTTGTATAAGATATCTTCTCTGTCAGGGTCAAGTCTCCATCTTTGTATCCTGCGACCACTTGATGCATCAGTGTATTGATCACCATCTAATATTCTATGTGCAGTACTCAACATCTGAGCATATTCGATAATCATTTTGACCACGTGTTTGTCACAATGAAGTGTTGCAGACACATCAGGGTTTTTGTGTAAGTAAAATAAATTCATAGTTCCATAATTTGTTTTAAATATTTCTCGACGTTTTCCCAAGACAAGTGTCCAAGTACGTCTTCTGTTATACCACTAGTATAACACATATCGTCGTCTTTGAGAACCGCTAATTCCCATAAACCTTTTTTACCACCATAACTATAATCGTGTTTGATTACACTTGCACCATACCCATTAGGGAATGCATAAACATGTTGCACTCCATCATACGGATAATCTGTATTCTTTAAATATTCTCTGAACATTTGAATATACTCCTTTCCTTTTCAGTGATACCCTCACCAAATATAACTCCATCAGATATCTTTAACTCTCTAACCATATCTGACACTCCTTTGCGATGGAAATACTTTTCCTTCGTTGGGTATTGTTCAATATCATTTCTTGATATCATTAAAACTTTTGTTCTGTTGAAATTCATATTTGCCATAAAGAATGGTTTGTCTGATTGTTTTAAAAACTTTTCTTTACGTGCAAGAAAATGAATGTGTTTATAATAATCTGGCCAGTTAGGATTCCACTCTCTCCATCTTTCTATGTCTATTGTACCTATGATTTCACCCTTGCATACAATACCTATGTCAACACCATACTGACCATCAGGATGTTTCCTTAGATGATCAGGTGTTTCAGGTAAGAACGAAGTGAGATATTTTTTTAAAGACTCATCTTTATTAACCATATCAAAAAAAGTTTTGATGTCTTCTCCATCATCAAAACTATTGTTTCTATCGTTGTATGAACCCCACTTAGTTCTATGTACGCTTGTAACCTTCATTTATAAAATAGATGATTGTCAACTGTTACTGTACGATTCAGACTGGATGCCCAGTAAGGTAATACAGTGTCTGCATGATAATGGGTTGCACCTTCTGTTACATCAGACCATTCACCTTCGATGACACGTCTTGCAATCAACATAGATTCAATCCATGTCTTACTATCAACTGGTTCATCTGACTTACCATCACAGAACCAACTGAACTGACACCTGTGTCTGACTGGAACTTCTTCACCCTTCCAGTTAACTCTCCACTGTGCTTGATACACTACATCGCAAATAGTGTCAGGATATAGACTAGAATCCACACGATTCAACACTACATGTGACACTGCAACCTTACCAATCATAGGTTGATTACCAGCTTCGAAATAAATGTTTTTTGCGAGACAGAATGCCTCTCCGTTTGCATCGTAGGCTTCTACTTTGGATGAAAACATTAGTACGATTACTAAAAATGCACTGATAAATGCACCTGTTCCAAACCCAATGAGTGTATTAAGAAAATCACGGTTTACACGATCATTGATAACCTTTCCATATCTATTCATGTGTTATCTCCATCGGTTGTTTTAACTTTGGACTTATCGAAATATCCACCCTTTTCCCAAGGAAGTGGAATATATTTATTCTTTCGTCTTTCTTCATTGATATGAATTGCACCATAACAAAAGATTCCTGCAAGTGTGCAGAAAACTATTCCAAATAGAATGTCAAATATACCCATCAGTATCCACTGGTTGTATGTGCATATTCATCTGCACAATCCACTTCACCACAAACACAAACACCCTCAGGTAGTTCATCTTCAGGACTTGGTGCAAAGTCACTAATGTGGTGTTCCACTCCATGGTCATCTACAAACGTTGTGATGACTTTATCATTATCAATAGTCATAATCATTCTCCTCTTGGTCATAAACAAACCAAGTCATTAATCCTAACCCTACTATTATAACACCAATACTGTCTAATGGGAAGAGGGTTTCCATATTCTGTTCCATCCCACCGACTCCACCGAGTACTAGTATCAATCCAATAATTAATCTCATATTATCCCCATAATAATTAATGCAAGAATAATGAATTCATCTATGATCATTATCCCTACAAAGATTTTAAACAGTAACCATTTCATGCTACTGCCTCTTCAAGTTCCCACTCAAGGTCATCAATCTCGATACCTTTATCTCTGACTGCATCCTCAAATGGTTCTACTAAATCGTACATTGCAGATTCAAGTGCATTGATTTTTTCTCTGACTTCTTTGATTTTGTACTCAAGGTCAGATGAATCAGATACGTCCATACCCAACTCTTCTGCAACATTTGTAACCTTGTTGTAGATAGAGAAGAAGTCAATGTACTTAACATCTTTAGTAATGTTATTCACTTTACTAACTGCAGATTCCAAGTCCCACTTTTCATCATACAGCTTATCTAATTTTGCATTTGCCATAATCTACTCCTAATTTAATAATTCTTTTAATTTGGGGTCGTTACCATCGAACCACCCTTGTTTAACTTTGTACTGACATGCATAGTCAGTTCTCTCACCTTCATTTAAAGGTGTCCACTGTTCACTCTTTGCGAGGATTTCTTTCCTCATGTAACCATACTCATCGTTGGTGAAGAATTTAAGACACGTCCACTTACCATCGATGTATTGAAACTCGACAGGGTTCTCCCACTCTTGACATACCTTTGCATCGTCTTCAACGATTTCCCAATCAAGGATGTACTCCTTGGATGCCTCATTAGAATACTCAATGAGTTTTGTGAGAGTTGGAATACCCTCATTTGCAATCTTGTTGATTGAAGATGAAGATAAGTTATTCACCACATAAGTGTCACCACCTTTGAACTTCCAGTACTGAGGGCACTCACCCTTACCATCCCAATCATGGTAACCGTAGTTCTCTTTATATTGTGTTTGAATAACTAACTTCATAAAATATCTCCTAGATTAAATAGTCAGGGCCGTACTTTCGCATCCCTCTGATTTCGTACCCATCGAACAGGTTACCACGTCCTGCATTCAGAGTTGGGGTTGCCCAACCTGCAGCCTTGAGAACAGTACCTATCTCAAACTTGGGATTTGATTTGTTGATAAAACCCCAAACAGTTCGTTGGTTACCAGTGTTGGTAATCACCTTAACATACTTACGTGCAACCTCAAAATAGGTATGATACTCAGTAAGTGTGGGGTATTCTTTGATATGCAGATCATTAATGTCATCACATAATTTCTGCACAAGGGGTAAAAGATTGTCTACGTTGCGTTCCATATTGTCTCCTTTTTTCATCATGTGTATAGTATACTAAAAAGTGAGACCCTTTGTCAAGCTTTTTAACGTCTGATTTTAAAGGATTTTTTGGTGCCTGAGGCGAGAATCGAACTCGCATGACCGTAAAGTCGAGGGATTTTAAGTCCCTTGTGTATACCTATTTCCACCACTCAGGCAACGTATGACGTATTAAGTCATAGGTAAGATAGAAGACTGTCCCCAATAGGTATATGACAGTCCCTAGTGTGATGAATAACCACCCATAAACTAGTATTGAAAGAATGATATTGATTATTTCATTTATCATGTGGTTCTCCATTTGGCACCCTCGGCAGGAATCGAACCTGCAACCTACGGTTTAGAAGACCGTTGTTCTATCCGATTGAACTACGAGGGCAGTTATACTGCAATTTGTTCTAACACAACCTGTTTCTCAAGTTGGGTCAGATCATCAATAGATTTAAAACGAGTCCATACAGTTCCGTATGTGACTAACTTATTACCTGCAGTAACAGCTGCATTCCATTTTGCATCCAGTTCACTCTGTTTCTCTAATGGTTGTTTTGAGTTACTTGCATATATCTTGTTTTCTTCGCAATCCTTGATCAATCGTTGACCAAGTTTCACGTAATATTCTTCTGCGTTTTGCATTGATTTCTCCATAATTAATGTTGTTATAGTATCAAAAAATACTATGCAATGTCAATGGAATTTATAGATTTTTTTGAATTAGATTTAATTCTTCGATTTTTTTGTTGATGATCTCTACTCTATTAGGCCAGTAGATGTAATCTTTATCAGAATCCTTTGCAAGATTTTCTAGGAGTGGTCTGATAAAGTTATCTAAGTTTTGGATTACTTCAGTTGCACTAGTGGTCTTTTCGACAATCTTAGTGTCGATAGTTGCAAGTTCATCACCATCTAATGCAGTGAAACCAAAGTCGTTGTATTCAATACTCATAGTATTATTTAGTAAACCTCTCCATGTCTCTAAGGGTTTCTTTATCACTTTGCACATCTACATAGTTTGCATGTGCTTGAAGTGTAATATCTGACACTTCATAATCAGGATATGAGGTAATAAGTTTATGTATCAATCCTGCGACATCCTGATGTTTAACACTTGGTAGATCATGTTCAAGTAATCCCAAGTTAATGGTTGTCATCTTATATCGTTTCTTTGAATTGAATAGTAGATTATCTGCAAGGTGATTGAGTTGTGCTTTCTCAGCTGCATACTCATATCCTTTAGATATGTTAGGACGAGCTGCACGTGATGAAATGTTGATTATGTATTTGGTCTTTTCAGTTTCCCATGCACGATGTGTAATTCCCAATATCTTTGTTTGGTCTTGATGTGCAAGATTGATAAGAACATCGCAAGGTCTATGACCTCTGTATATCCAGCAGTTCTCTTTGTTTGAAGTTATGTCCTCACAACGAATAGGTGACACTTCAATAGTCTGTCCTCTGAAAGGTGTTGACTCTAGTGTATCCTTAATTACTTTTGCAAGTCCTGATGTTCCTGTTATTGCTACTCTCATATCTTATTCCATACTCTCTCATGTATAAAGTAAATAAACATTTTTGCAATAAACTCTACTCCACCAATTGCAAGTCCTACTTTGTAGTCACCTGTAATCGCCCATGCAATTAATATGGTTGTTATTGTTGCTGTAATTCTCCAACTAAAAGTTTTAGCTAGAGTTTTCTTTATAGAGTCCATTCCTTATTTCTGTTGCACTTACGTCTTCGATCTCCTTATCGAAGTGTTCTTGTTCAATCTTATACCCTACATCACGTCCATAAGTTATATGTGTAATGTTTGGTACTTCGACTATATCATAATCCAATGTACGAGTGAATCCATGTTTCTTTAAGTCTTCACTAATAAATTTTACTCTTTCCCCAAAATTATATGGGTTACTGTCTGTACCGTCTTCCTTCCTGAGTAGTATTACTACTTGACCAGTTTTGGAAATTCCTCGCTTAAATAGTTCGAGATGCCCTCTATGCCAGGGCTGGAACCTTCCAAGGAGTTGCGTAGTTGGTCTAGTCCAATCCATTCTGTTATCCTTATATCGTACTCATCTTCTGTTGGTGGTTCGAATAATGCATTCGTGTCTTCATACTCTGACTCTTTAATCGTATCCATCCAAATAATAAAGGTTGCATCCGCTAGAGTTCTTGTCTTTTGAGTAGGACAAACAAAATCCAAAATACCAAAAAGTGCTGACCCCATTCTTCTCGCTTGTGCAGCTCTGCCTTCCTGAGAGAAATCCCAATCTTTGAAATTTTCTCTAACAGTATCTGCGTTAATATGAGGTACAAGGAAGTGGTACGCTAACTCCCTTGCAAGTGTAGTCTTACCTGAACCAGGCAATCCCATGATCATAATCTTCTTATGTTTCTTAATCATCTATT